ATTGCGAAGGCGTTCGATCCATGCCTTGACAGAAGTTTGAAGCGCTCCGTCCGCCGTTCCGTCCAAAGCGAAGCCGTTAACGTCATATGCTTCGAATGCGGCCATAGCTTCGATGTATTGTGCATTCGTGATCGCACCCGCTCCGGAGTTGCCGCCAGCGAACGCAACACTTGTGATCGGAGCCAGCGAACCGTCGCCGTCCGTAATCTTAGACGCTGTGACCCAAAGGTTCTGGGCCAGCCCATTGATCACAGATACAGCAGTATCCACGATGTTCGCACCTTTAGCGACGTTGAACGTTACCAGAAGGCTTGTCCCTTCGTAGAAAAGGATCTCTGTCGTGTTGTCCGGATCAGTGATCGAATCACGCACCGTCAGTCTGAACGCCCGTGTCGTCGGGTATTTCGTGTCCAGCTTGATTACATCGGCCGAAGCTCCGTCTTTCAGCGTCAGGGTTGCAGGTGCTTCAGTACCGTCAACCATGCGGTATACCTTCAATTCCTTCGGACCGCCCAGAAGCGCCAAGCGTCCCAGCGGGTACGCGGTGAACCCGTTGCCCTGCTCATTTCCGAATTGTTGGATCAAGTCATTCTCCCCGGCAGAAATGGACACAACCTGCTTTACAGGTCCCCAATTCGCTTTGACCGGGATAGCCGCCACGCCATTATCTCCGCCTTGAATAGTCATAGCGGCCGCGGCTTTGAAGCGCATATAAAACCCCGGACGGCCTTTAGTTTCTCCGTCATTCCATGTACCCGAACCCGGCATATCAGTTCACCTTCCCATCCAAAAATTTTTTGACTGCTTCACGGGCTTCCGCAAGCGTCAATTCCTGCTTGTCCACGCCGTGCAAAGCTCCGGCCACCACTTCGGGCTGAACGTTGAACACAACGCGGGCTTGTGCAATTAATTCATTTCGATCGTACACGGAAACATTTGCCGCTTCAAGATCTTTTTGCTGTTTTGCCATCTCAAGATTCACCCCCTTCCTCAACTCTACGGCCATCGGCTTCCATCATGATTGGATATGTTGGCAGTGTGCGGGCCAGCTTCCGGCGCAAGGTTACGGTTATTTGCGGTGCTGATTCCGGGTCCGCTTCGGTATCTCCCATCGGTTGACCGTCCACCGTTAGGAAGGTGCGTTCCACCGGGTCAAGGGGTATCTTGATTGCGTTCTCGATCTCATGCACCAGTGTTACGATCCCGAGCGTCTGTTGATTGATCGTGGTTCCGAATACGTGCCCGACGATGACCTTCTGAAGCTCCGCAAGTCCCCGGCTCACTGGACGGCTCCGGACGGTCTTCAGACGCCACAGGACCGACGGCCGTTCATACCCGATCGGCAGGTTGCCGCGGTACACCTTCCAATCCGACAAAAGGTTCTGCGTCCATGCGGATAAGGCGTCAACCCATGGATCGGGGGCGTAGATCTCCGGCGGATCATCGATCGGCTTCAGGGCCAACACGCTAAACTGTAAACCGCGTGTAATCAGATCAAAGTCGTTGTCAATCTGATCCTGTGTTGATCCGTCAAAGTTGCAAGTGAACACTTCCCCGGTTTCCAGATCCGTTATGACTTGCCGATCCAGCGCCTTGATGATCTGATCGCACATGTCGTCCACGATCGTAAAGGTCGAGCGTGACACATACGGCCAGATCTCGATCGGTCGGGTGAACCCCATCCAATCTTCGTCTTTCACATCTCCGCCCTGCCGGATCACTGCATACGGCTTCGGAGTCTCCCCCGTCGGCATATGCGGCTCATAGATATCGTTGAACAATCCCGGCAGTTTTTCAAGTAAATGTTCCCTTATCGCATTCCTCATGATCTACCTCCCAAAAGCCGCTTGACGTTCCGCCGGATCTTCGGCAGTTCCGCTTGCATTGTCGGCTTAATGATCGGCCGCGGCTTCATGCCGGGATGATTGACTTCCTTCACCGGATGCGAAGCGCCCGGCCAGTACAGAAAACGGCCGTTTTTCGGCCGGATGATGTATTTCCGGTGCTTCGGTCCATGAAGACCCGTGCCCTGTTCCAAGAATCCGCCATAGCTCACACCATGGGAGAGATAGACAACGATGGACCGATCCCGGTCTTCAGTACCTCCGTGTAATGCTTGCCGTGCGTGGGACGTTCTATCGGTCCACGGTGCGCCCCGTTTGGCGGCTCCCTCCATCTGCCCCGCATGGTTGTTCAGAAGGGCAAGAAGGGCCGCTCGCTTTCGTCTGATCGCTTCATCTGCTTTCATGTTCAAGTCACCTTCTCGACAAAGCCCTGTATTCCCACATATTGACCATTTACCACCTGCGGATAAACGACCTTTACTTCGAATGTCCCGAGATCGCATGTAAAGCGGTCTGTGACGTTCGTTCCTGCCTTGATGTCTGCGTCATGGTAGGCCAGTAGACCCCATGTGTTCTTCTCCTTAATCCCGGCCAAGGATACATCTTGGTTCACTGTCGAATTAGAAGCGGACATGAAAATGCGCACGGTGAAGGGTCCGATTGAGGATTTTTGTTCAACGTAACCCCCTCCTGATCTTACCTTCTCCGTGCGCTCTATCGTGATAGCCCTTGGGTTCTGCCGAATGTTAAAATCCGTTAGCTTTCTTCTCAACCCGACCATATCATTTTTCACAGCACACGCGGCCCCCTTACACGCCCCATGATGGAAATACCGCCTACGCCGTCGGCTCCTAACCCGGCCAAAGATTGATACTTATCGGCCATTCCCAGCGCTTGGGCTAATTGATCCTTTAACGATGAAAGCGTGTATTGCTCTTGGCCCGATGTCACACGTTCGATCGAACCTTCCAGCATACCCGCTTTAATCGTCCACCCGATATACGCGGCTTCGTAGATTGAAGCCGCGTTTTCGAGCAGGTCATCTATTTCCTCGTCAGTGAAGCGAGTATCCGCCGCCGTGCCGCCTTCCGGGATCACTTCATTCAGATATTTCCGAAGTCGTGCTTCCAGTTCTGGCGTTGGCGTCATGGATTACTCCCCCTTATGGCAATGTGATTTCTTGGACGTTTTCGTCAATGGCCGCAAATACCCCGCGCCACAGGTCGCCCACGATCTGGGATTCAACCAGACGGGTCAGGTCGCCCATAGTCGCTTGGATCTGAAGATCCTGCTTCACAAGCTCTTTGAATCCGCGTCTTGGACGGATCAGGTATGCTTTGCCAGCAGGTACGCCGCCGTAGGAATAATTTTTCTTGCCTACTGCGATATCGTAACCGTCATAGAAAATGATGGTGTTGATACCCTCCACAGCACGATATGGAGTAGCACCGATTACGAAACTGGACATTGCATCGGCCAGATCTTCTTTGTCTGCGCTGTTCGCCAGCAGGATTGTTCCTTCACGTTTCGCTGTGCGGGCATCCGTCAAAGCTTGGCGGATCGTAGCACGAAGGGAAAGGATCGGCTGACTGTTCGTAGCGTCCGGCAGGACTGCGCCGTCTTTGTCCATGTATACAGGAGCCGTTTTGTTTGCCGCTTTGTAAGTATGGGAGATGATCGGCCATAAGTGCAGGTGATTCAGAAGCGCATTGTTCGCTTCACCGAAGGCACGGTTCAGGATCTCAAGGTTGAACGTTTGGTTAAAGATCTCCATTTCCTTCGTGTATTCGAATCCGGCCGTATAGCCCTTGATGTGGGCAATCGGACCTTGTTCAGCCATCAAGGAACCGAATTTTGTTTCTTCGCCCTCGATGTGTTCCAAGAACACGACCGAACCATACAGCGCCCATTTAGCTTCGAACTCTTTAGGGAAGTTCGGATCATACATGCGCTCATAGATCGGGCCGTACAGCGTCGGTACTTGCTCACGGCCAAGCTCCACATCCAGAACGACTTTTTCAAGCAGTTCCTTCCGTACTTGCTCGGATGTCAGCATCTCACCGATCGGCTTGGAAAGTTCGAAGGTTTCCATTTCGCCATTGATGATTTTCTTTTGGACGGTTTCGGTTCTACCGTTCAAAATGTAGTTCACATTTGTTTGAATTGTCCCTTGGCGGCGCTCCGCTCTCAAGGAATCGATATCGACCACTTTAAACATTAGCGTTTTCCTCCTTCACCCCATGCGGGGGATCTGTTTTAGAATTGTGGTCCGAGAATGAACCAGATCACGTTGTTCGCATCCTTTGGAGCGGTAACGCGGCCGACCTTGCGGTTTGTGCCAGCGGTTACGGTGAACTTCTTCGCCGTGTCGTCCCAATAGATCACAGCGCCAGCCGGGAAGGCTTCGCTTGTTACGATCGCATCGGTTTCATATTCCGCTTGCTCAATGTTCAGGATCACTTCGCCAGTTTCACCAGCGCCAGTTGTCACGCTTTGGAAAGCGGCTCCGAAGAATCCATCCAAAAGGTAAAACTGCTGGGAAACGATCGTCGTATTTTCCGGAACGGTTACGCTGACGGATTTACCATCGGAAACCTTCGCCCGGTTACTTGGGTACGTCGTCGTTTGTACGGGTTGTCCTTGAAAAGACATGAAAAATTCCTCCTTGTCCCGTTTCCGGGTTTTATTTAGATCGACGCTGTGCGGACTTTGCGGTTAGCGGACGGCTGACCGCTTCCACCGCCGTTCAGCGGACCTTTTTCAGTGTGCATTGCATCGACAAGACTTTTTACCACAGGATCGGAAAGGAACTTGTCCATTTCGCCGCTGATCGTTTCCTTGGTAGCGGAATTGTCCAGCGCCGATTTGTGGTGTGCCCACAGCTTGCCGAGAACGGTTCCTTCGTCGGAAAGTTGCTGGCGAACTGGCTCGGATGTG